GGATTTTCAGTATCTGGAAATACTTCAGACAATGATAAGTATCTATTTGAATCTACATTTACTCCAATAACTGCTACTGTAAATGCTATAAAAACAACGGTTTCTGTATCTACATCACATGAACTTAAAGAAGATGATTTAGTAGAGTTAAATATTGTTCCAAATCTTTCTGTTGGTATAGGAACAACAGCATCATCTGTAATTGTTAAACTAGATAATCAAACAAAACAACTTCTTATAAATCCTGTAGGATTTACATCTTTAGGAATAAACACATCAACAAATCAAATATCTTTAACCAATCACTCATTTAAAACTGGTGACAAAGTAAAATATACTTCACCCGAAGTAGCATCTGGATTGAATACTGGAGGATATTTTGTATTAAAGGTCGATAATAATAACATCAAATTATCAGAAACATATTCGGATGTAATTTCAACCAATCCAAAGACGGTTAGTATTGAAGGAACAGGAGGAGCGTCTCATACTTTATCACTAATTAATCCAGAGATAAAAGTTACTAAAAATAATAATTTAACATTTGATCTTTCAGATTCTTCTTTGACTGGATATGAATTAAAAATTTATCATGATAAGGAATTTAAAAATGAATTTATTTCTATAGGAAATAGTTCGACATTTAATATTGTGGGATTTGGGACAGTTGGATCAACCGGAGCTGGTTTAACGGTTTACTCCAATGCCAATACTCCACTTTCATTAAATTATAATATAGAAAAATCTGGATATATTAGCACATCAGATACTGATGTTAAAAATTATTCTACAATTACTTTTGATGATAGTAAATATAACAAAAAATTTAAGGTCTCATCTGGAATTGGAGAGACTACTTTTAGTGTATACTTAGAAAATGATCCTGAAAGATTTGAATATTCACCTTCTGATTGCGAGATACTTAAGTATTCAACTACATCTAAAAATGCAAAAGGAGGAATAAAATCCTTAAATATTATATCTTCTGGAAGTGGATACAAAAAGTTACCATCTTTTGTTGGTTCTTCGTCAACAATAGCAGAAGATTCTATAATTACAGTTTCATCTAATAATATTGGAAATATTAATGATGTTGATATTATTACCGATGAATTTAAATATTATACAGACAATACTATAAGACCAACAGCATTACTTCCAAGTATTCTTGAAATAAAAAATGCAAATACAATTGATACTGTTATAGTAGATAATCCAGGTGAAGCTTATTTTGATGCCCCCAGTTTAGTAATAGTTGATAAAGTTACTGGCAAAAAACTTGATACTGGATTTTTAGAAGTAGAATTTGATAACTCCATAATTAATGTAAATATTTTAGAGAAACCAATAGGACTTCCTGATAGTGGTATTGTTATTAAATCGATATTTAACACGAATGGATTTACAATTGACACCATTGAATCTACTGTCGGTACGGCGTTTACATGCACTTTAATTACACCATCTTCTGGATTTAGCACTTCCCCATTTAAAGTTGGAGATGAAGTATATGTTGAAGGTATAGAAAAAAATAGTGCTGATGGAGACGGACATAATTCTGAAAATTATGGATATAAATTCTTTAAAGTAAAATCTATACCTGATCCTTTTGCAAATCCAAATCCAAATCCATTTAAAGTTGAGTTTGATGTAGTTGGATTAACTACTAATACTGGAATAGCAATTACTACATCAAATGGACTTGGAAGATTGATCCCTAAAAATCAATATCCAACATTTACAGTTGTTTTAAATGCAGCACCATTTGTTTCTGGAGAAAAACTTAATGTAAATGGATTAGAAAAAGATTTAGAAGTCGTTAGATCAAGTGATGGTGAACTTGTTGTATTTGGTTCTTATAGTGATTCATTAAAAGTTGGAGATAAAATAACTGGAAGAGGATCTCAGACTACAGCACAAATTAACAAAATAAATGAAAATAATGGAACTTTTGAAGTAGATTTTTCATATAAAACTAATATTGGATGGGAGGATTCTGTTGGAAAATTGAGTCTTGATCATCAAGTTATTTCTGATAATGATTATTATCAAAATCTTTCTTATTCTGTTAGAAGTAATCAAACATGGAAAGAAATAAAATCACCTGTAGGTAGACTTGTTCATACTTCTGGATTAAAGAATTTCTCTGATACCCAAATTTCGTCAAAAGCAGGAACTAGTATTGGTTCTTCAGAGCAATCAATTTCAATTAGTGATACCATTGATGAATCCAGAGTTGATATTTTAAGAGGAATAGATTTAGCTAGAGATGATGAGTCTGATGGAGGAGTTTCAAATTTCTTACAATTCAACAAAACTAGATTTATTAATTTTGTCGATTGTAGAACAAACAATGTCATTCTTATTGATAATATAAATCAACAATTTTCTAATTTAGAATCTAATCCCGATAGATTCTTAAATATTGATCTTATTGATACGACAGAAAAATATGATAATTACTTAATCAGAATTGAAAGTTTTGAAAATAGTGAAAAACAATTACAGTTATCTGAGTTTGTTTTATTATCCAATGGCACAGATTTTACTATATTCAATAAATCAGAACTGGTAAATTCTGGAGTAGCGTTCACTACATTTGCAGAAGATAAGTTTGGAGAATATTCAATAGAGACGGATAATGAGAAAGGTCTTTCTTATCTTAGATTTGTACCAAATGATCCAAATAATATTGACTATAATTTAAAATTCATTAAAACAAGCACAGATTCTGGTACAGGAATAGGGACTCAATCAATCGGATTTATTGACCTAACTTCTTCAAATAAAAATGCATCTGCAGGAGTAACGACTACAATATTCTCAAAAAATGTAGATGAAATAGAATCTGCATACATTGTAAGTAAGGTCATCAATTCATCTACAAAAGAAATGAATTTTGTAGAGACATATATTACACATGATGGAAGTGATACATATATTTCTGAATATTTTGTTGATGCTGGTGGAAGTCTTGATAATAGAATAGGTCTTTCAACTGTTTCTATTGAAAATAATAATTTAATTTTCTCATATGAAAATAATACTAGTGACTCTATCAAAGTTAGTTCTAAAGTAGTTGGATTTGGTACAACTGCTCTTGGAAATGGTCAATATAGATATCTGGTTGATGGTCAAAATTCTGGGGATGAAAGAACCGCAAAATATGAAGCGTCTTTCAAAGTTGGAGTCGGAACAACTGCAATATTCTCTGGTTATCCTTTAACTTTTGATGCAATAAAATGTAATGTTGAAGTAAGTGCAGGATCTTCAAAAGCACTTCATCAAATAACTGCTATGCATGATGGAACTAATGCATACTTACAACAGTCACAGTTCTTAGCAAATAATTATGATTCTATATTAGGACTAGGAACTTTCAGTGCAACTTACACTGCAAGTAACTTTGTTGTCAACTTCCACCCAGAAGATACCACTGGTATTACAACAATTAAAACTTTTAATCAAGTTTTCTATAAGGATATAGATCAAAATAATGATCCTAACGATCTTTCTTATGGAAATATAGTTGAAAGTTCTGAATTTAAATTCTACAATGCAATTAATGGAAATAGAATAAACAGAAAACAATTTGATTTGAAAAATAATAAAATTGATATATTTAAAAAATCATTTGATCCACAAAGTACTATTGTAGCAGCAGCTAATACAGGAATCGGATATAGTGCGTTTAGTATTAAAAACCATTTCTTCAGAACTGGTGAAGAATTAATTTACACTCCAAAATCAACATTTGTTGGTGTTGGATCTACTCCAATGCAATACACCATAGATGGTTCTACAGTTGGAGTTCTAACATCTAGAGTTTTTGCAATAAGACATGATGATAATGAATTTGGTATTGCAACAACTAAAGCACATGCCAATTCCGGGATAGGAATTACCGTTAAGTCTTTTGGAGAAGGAAATGCACATACATTTGAAATGGCAAAATCAAATGAAAAGGCATTAATGGCAATTGATGGTATTGTTCAAACTCCAATATCTAATACTAATATCACACATACAGTAAATAATAATCCAACTGCAGGCATAACAACAACTCAAACTATTTTTGCTCTAAGCGGAATTTCTTCTATAAGTGTAATCAATATTCTTAAAGTTGAAGATGAATATATGAGAGTTGATAATGTTGGAATTGGAACTTCATCCATAGGACCAATTACTCCAGGAATAGGAACATTTAACCTTGTAAGTGTTGAAAGAGGTGCTGTTGGTAGTTCCGCTACTTCTCACGCAAACGGTTCACTGGTCGAACTTTATAAAGGAAACTACAATATAGTTGATAGTAAAGTTAATTTCATTGAAGCACCTAGAGGAAATCCTCAGGGTCAAGATGAGAATGGATTACCTTTCTCAAGATCTATATTTAATGGTAGAGTTTATCTGAGAAATGATTATACATCAAACTTCTTATATGATGATATTTCCGATCAATTCACCGGAATAACATCAGAGTTTACTTTAACCGTTGGTGGTGCAAATACTGCTGGTATAGGAACCAGTGGTGGGCAAGGTGTATTATTCATTAATGGAATATTCCAGACACCAGAAACTGACAATAATCCTCGACAAAATTATCAAATTATTGAAGATTTGACTGCTGGTATAACAACAGTCAAATTTACTGGAATGTATGTCAATGATATCGAACAAGATTTTATCAGTGAATCTGATGTAAACGTAAATCAAATTCCTAGAGGTGGACTACCAATCAGCATTGGATCTACTGCAGGTCTTGGATATGCTCCATTAATAGGTGCAAAATTGCGTCCTGTGGTTGTAGGAGGTGTTATAACCGATGTTATTGGTGTTGCGACTGCCGGATCAAATCTTTCAATTTCTACAGCATTCTATGATAAAGTAACTGGTATTTTATCAGTAACAACTGCAACAAATCATGGATTAGTATTCGGAAATCAAAGTAAAGATGAAGTAACATTAGTTGGTTTAGAATTTACTTGTCCAGGAGGATCTGGAATTACTACAACAATATATCCGAAAGATGGAGCAAGAAATTATCAACTTGTTGGTGTTTCTTCAGAACAAACTTTCCAAGTAAATGTTGGCACTAGTACAATCACTCATAATTATGTCGGAAGTGGAACTGCAACACCATTTTTCCCCGATTTGAGTTTTGGTTCTGGTTACAATGGAATTGTTTCTGTATCGGTTGCGGTTACAGAAACAGGACATTCAGGAACCGAAGCTGTAATAACCGGAGCACCAGTTGGTTTCAATACTTATAGATTTGAAAGTGCTACTGCAGGAATTCAAAAAGCAGGAAATGCTGTGATTCAACCAGAGTCAGGAACAGTATATGATCCTAGAGTTGGAATTCTGACAGTTTCTGCCGCAACTCATGGACTTTCCACCAATGATTTGGTAACAATTGAAGATGGATCTTTAACATTCTCATGCGCTCAAGATAGTTTCCAAACTTTACATGCATATCCAAGAAGCACTGATTACATATCTGGTGTTTCTACTTCAGTAACTAGAATAGATGATGATACATTTAGTGTCTTTGTTGGAAAAGCTCCGGCACATGGTGGAGGATCTTTAGAATTCCATGTCACTAATGGTGGTACAGGGTATTCTGATCCAGAAATATTTGTTTCTGAACCATCATATGAAAATCTTTCTGTAATAGGCATTTCTAGAAGAGGTATTGGTGCCACAACTGACACTGGAGTAGGATTAAAAGTTGATGTTATACCAACTCCAAGTCCCAACTATACTGGAATTGGATCAGAATTATTTGAGGTGTCAAAATTTGAAGTTAGTACTTCTGGATATGGATTTTTACCTGGAGATAAGTTCAAAGCAGTTGGATTAGTTACATCCAGATTTATTAATTCTTTGATAAAAGAGTTTGAAATGGAAGTAACAGAAACGTTTACGGACCAGTTTGCTTTATGGCAATTTGGTGAGTTTGATTATATTGATTCAATTGCACCATTACAAGATGGTAGAAGAACTAGATTCCCATTAAAATATGAAAATGAATTGATTAGTGTTGAAGCCAATGATGCCTTTGATGTTCAATTGGATCCTATACTTCTTATTTTTAGAAATAGAGTTATTCAAGAACCAGTAAAAACTTATGAGTTTGTTGGAGGAACAACCGTCAACTTCAAAGTTGCTCCAAGACCTGAAGATGATATTCAAATTTTCTTCTATAAAGGAACTGATGGTGAAGACTCTGTTATTGTAGAGGCTCCACCCCAATCAATTGAACTTGGTGATCAGGTAAAGATTATCTCAAAACCAAATCAAGATAATCGATTAATATCTAAATTTACACAATCAGATACTGTTAGAACAAACACTTACAGAGGTCTTGGAATAACGACAGAATATGAACCAATTGAAGTTATTAGACAAAAAGATGATTTAATTATTGATGGAGAATTAGTTAGTAAATCTAGAGAATTATTAGAACCAAGAATTAATCCAACAGCTAAGATAATTTATGATTTTAGTAACACCGATGGACAATTCTTTATAGATACTCCCGGAGAATTCTTTAATTATGAAGATGAAGAAAGTCCAACATTTGGAGTAAGAATAATTTCTGGTCAATCCAATCCGGTATCATCTGCAATAACAGCAACTGTTTCCGCGGCAGGAACAATAACAGATTTGACTATTGTAAGTGGTGGATCTGGATATGAATCTGTTCCTACATTAAAAATACAAGCACCACCTACACAAACAGGTGTGGGTATTGGGACCACGGCAACCGCAACCGTTACCATTAATAATGGTTCAGTTAATGGAATTACCATTACAAATCCTGGTCTTGGTTACTCTCAAACAAATCCACCTAAAGTTATTGTATCTTTACCAAGTGCTCTAAAATCTGAACATGTTACTGGAATTACATCAATTAAAGGAAATCAAGGTGTTATTACCGGAATAGGAACTACAACTATTAGTGGAGATTTGGCAATTAAGTTTACTGCTATAAGTGAAATTGATTTTGACACAACTATTTTCACATCAGGAAATCCAGTCTACATTTACAATACTGAGATTGGAGATGGAGTTATTTCTATAGACGGAAGTGACTCTGAAGTCGTTGGTATAGGAACTACATGTGTGGATAATATTTACATTATCAAAGAATTTAGTAGTACCACTTTAGTTTCTTCAAATTATATTGGAATCATTACATGCAGAATTAATTCAGGAACTGATACTACCCAAATTCCAACTACTACTGGATTTACAACAGATCCTATTGGCAGATTCTCTGTTGGTCTTATGACAGGTGCTAATGTCACTAGAGGATCCGAAACATTGTCTATTGGTGTAACTGGATTCACAATTAATTCAGGATTAACTACGTTCCCAACAGTTCAAAGAATTTCAGGAAATCAAACTTTCTTTGATACTGGAGCAATTACCAAATAGTCTTTATAAATATCTAAAAAAACTATCGATATGTCCGCCGTAGTAACAGATCAATTTAGAATTGCTAACGCCACTAGTTTTGTAGAATCAGTTTTAAATGATGAAAATTCTTATTATGTTTTTCTAGGGTTGCCGAATCCTACGGTGGCAGGATTTGGTAGAACTGCGACATCGAATGATTGGCCTTTAGCACCTGTTGACAATTTAAGTTATCAAACACATTATAGGGATTCTATGATGTTTGGTAAAAAGATAAACAGTGCAAATATTAGAAGAGTTGTAAAAAAACATACTTGGGTTAAAAATAATCGATATGACATGTATCGACATGATTATAGTGCAACAAATTTGGCACCGAATTCAAAAACTACTAATCTATATCGTTCAAATTACTATGTAATGAATAGTGATTTTGAAGTTTACATTTGCATTGATAATGGGTCGAATGGATCTCCATCTAGCTCTACTGCAAGAGGTAACAGATCTTTAATTGAACCAGATTTTACTGATATAGAACCAGTAACACAATCTGATGGTTACACTTGGAAATATCTATTTACTGTTGCACCTAGTGATATTATAAAATTTGATTCTACCGAATATATTGTACTTCCAAATGATTGGTCCACAACGACAGATTCACAAATAAAAAATATTCGTGAATCTGGTAATTCGGATGTAAATAATAATCAAATTAAAAAAATATATGTCAAAAATCCAGGGACTACTGGTGGATATCTATCTTCAGTAGCTTCAGGACCTCATACATTAAATATTTTTGGAGATGGTACAGGAGGAAAAGTTAGTGTAGAAGTAACTTCTACAGGTATCATAGAATCGGTAAAAGTAATTTCTGGAGGTTCTGGATATACATATGGAATTGTAGACCTGGGACCTATACAAATATCAGATGATAATAGTACTGCATTGGGTGAACTAATTCCCATTATACCACCATCAAAAGGTCATGGATATGACATTTATAAAGAACTTGGAGCGGATAAAGTTTTAGTTTATGCTCGATTTGATGATTCGACCAAAGACTTTCCTATAGATTCTTCTTTTGCTCAAGTTGGAATTATAAAGAATCCAGAAAAATCTACTTCAACGGATATATACAAAGCAAATGAATTTTCTTCTCTAGAATCTTTCAAAGTTAGTTCATCTCTGTCAGAAACTACAAAAAATTATGCTGGGGTAAAAATTACACAAACTGTTACGGATGGAACGGCTAGAGGTTACATTGCATCTTATGATACTGACACAAAAATTGTAAAATATTTTCAAGATAGATCATTGTTTTTTGCATCAGATACTGGTGGATCTGGAGGTGGTTCTTCTCATATTGATACAATTGATGTCTCTTCAAGATCTAAAGTTCTTAAATTTGGAGGAACTGGTGATATAACAATCAGTGCTACTGGTGATATTCATACAAGAAATATTGACACTTCATTAACAGGAGTTACAACTAGTGTCAATAATAAAATTATAAATCTTGGAGTTGAATACTTAAGTGGTGTTGCTGGACCTGAGATAAATAAAAAGACGGGAGACATTATTTACATCACAAATCGATCTACTGTTCAGAGAGATTTGAGACAAAAAGAAGACATCAAAATTGTCCTGGAATTCTAATAAAAAAAGATGACACAAAAAACTAATTTAAATATAAATCCATATTATGATGACTTTGATTCTGAAAAGAATTTTCAAAAAGTTTTATTTAAACCAGGATATCCTATACAGGCAAGAGAATTAACCACTTCTCAATCCATTTTACAAAATCAGTTAGAACAGTTTGGAACTAATATATTCAAAGATGGATCAGTTGTTGTTCCAGGATCTATAGCATATGAAAATAATTATACCTCAGTCAAGTTAAAGTCTTCTAACTTTGGTATTGATATTTCTCTTTATATTAAAAATTTTATAGGAAAAAATATAACTGGACAAACTTCTGGTGTAGAAGCAAAAGTTAAGTTTGTTTTGCTTCCAGAAGAAGATAGTAGAGTAGATGAAGTTACGTTATATGTAAGTTATACAACCAGTGGAAATGATTTTAGTCAAAACTTCTTTTCTGATGGAGAAGAATTAGTTTGTAGTGAAAATGTTACTTACGGTCTTACTACAATTAATGCGGGAGAAGTTTTTGCATCCTTAACCACATCAGAATCTACTTCTATTGGTAGCGCGGCATTTATCACGAAAGGTGTCTATTTTGTAAGAGGTTATTTTGTCAACGTAGACGAACAAAAGATTATATTAGATCCTTACACGAACAATTCATCTTATAGAGTTGGATTGCAGGTTAGTGAGAATATTATCACAGCAAAAGATGATGAATCTTTATTTGATAATGCAAAAGGATTTAGTAATTTTGCAGCACCAGGTGCTGATAGATTTCAAATAAAACTTTCTTTAATAAAGAAAGATCTTAGTGACGGTGATGATACAGACTTTATCGAATTGATGCGTATCGATAAAGGTCAAATTAAAAAAATTGAAGCAAAGAGTGATTATAATTTAATTAAAGACTATATTGCAGATAGAACATTTGACGAATCCGGAAATTATACCGTTAATCCATTTACAGTTTCTGTGCATAATTCATTAAATAATGGATTAGGAAATAATGGATTATATTATCCACGAGAACTCACAGAAGAGCAAAATACTCCTAATGATGATTTGATGTGTGTCAAAATATCAAATGGTAGAGCATATGTCGCTGGATATGATGTAGATAAAACTGGAACAACTGTTCTGGATGTTGAAAAACCAAGAGAAGTTGGAGTTCGTACAGACGTTTCTCTTGGATATGAGTTGGGTAGTTTACTTAAAGTAAATACCGTTCTTGGTATACCTGATCAAGGTTCAGTTATACAAGTAAGAAATAATTTTAATGGAACTGGTGATATCATTGGAAGTGCAAGAATTTATAGTTTTTATCTTGAGGATGCAAATTATGAAGATGACGCTACCGTATGGGATTTAAGGTTATTTGACCTACAAACTTATACATCTATCGTTTTAAATTCATCTGTTAGTAATACTGAAGTACGAGAAGGTTCTTTTATTAAAGGTAATAGCAGTGGAGCAAGTGGATTTGCTGTAGGTGCAGGTGCAAATTCCACCATTGTTAATTTAATACAAACATCAGGAACTTTCCAAAAGGGAGAGCAAATTGAAATTGATGGATCTACTGATGTTTCAAGAACTATCGGTGTTGCAACAGCGTACAATACCCAAAATATTAAATCTGTAGTTGGGACAGGATTCACCGCTAATAGTGTTTTAGAAAGATTTAATATTCCAAATGGTATTAAGGAAGTAACTATTAATAATAATACTGTTCGTGCAGGTGGAGATGCATTTACAGGACTGAGAGTTGGTTCTATTGTTCGATATCAAAGAGCAGGAATTAATACAGAAACATATAACAAGGTTGCTGATATTTCTTCTGATGGGTTAGAAATGACTCTGGAAGCAATTGCTACTGATGTTGCAGGTGTTTATGACGGTAATCTACCAGGGGTTGGTACGACCATATCAGTAACAATGTATGCTGGTGCTCCTATTGTAAGAGGTTCTGGACAACTATTTGTACCTCTTGCAAATAGAAATGTATCCAAAGTTGATTTGAGTTCTTCAGAATTCAAAATGACTAGAACTGTTACTAAGACTCCCTCTAGTGGTTCTGTTACCATTTCATCTAGCGATATTACTGATATCTCTAATTTTAGTTTTGAACCTTTTGATGCAGAAAAATATACTGTTTCTAGAGACGATACTGATGCGATTGTTCCAATTACCTCCAGTAATAGAGCTGCAGACGGATCTTCAATAACTTTAGGTGGTCTTCAAGATACTGTAAGTACAATAAGTGTTTCTTTGAATAAAATAGGTCTTACTAGTAAAGAAAAAACATATGATCGCAGTAGAAAAGTTACTGTAACTTTCTCAAAAAATCAAGCGTCCGGTGATAATGATGATGGAAATAGTTCACTTAAAAATGGATTAACATACAGTAGTAAGCACATGTATGGAACAAGAGTTGAAGATGAAGAAATATGTTTAAATTATCCAGACGTTGCTAAAATTATATCGATTTATGAATCTACAGATACATCTGCTCCAACTTTTGACACACTGACATTTGATAGCACGTTAAATGTTAATTCTAACGCCATAGTAGGTGAAAATATAAAATCATTAGATGGAAAGATTGTATCTAGAATTGTTGGAAAATCTACTGATACTGTTGAAATAGTCTATCTAACAACTAATAGATTTGATATATTTACTGAAGTAAAATTTGAAGAATCTAACATAACAGGTGAAATCAAATCTCAAACTGAAGGAAAATATAAAGATTTAACGACTTTATACACCTTGGATAAGGGACAAAGGAATCAATATTATGATTATTCTAGAATTGTTAGAGATGCAGGAACATCTTCACCATCGAGACAGTTAACAATAGTCTTTGACCATTATACAGTCCCTTCAGGAGACACTGGAGATGCTTTTACTGCTCAAAGTTACGATGAAGAAAGATTTAGAACTGATGTACCTTCTATAGGATCAGATCCGATCAGAGCATCTGATACAGTTGATTTTAGACCTAGAGTTGCAGTGTATGATCCATCTACAGCAACTGTTTCCCCATTCCACTTTTCTTCTAGATCATTTGATTCTTCTATTACAAAATACTTAGTTCCTGAAGAAACTTTAAGAATTGGATATGAATTCTACTTAGCCAGAATTGATAAACTATTACTTAATAAGTACGGAAAATTTGTATATAAAAAAGGTGTTTCGTCAGAATCTCCAAAATCACCTACAAATGATGATGGTACATCAATGGAGATTGCAACTATTAATCTTCCTCCATATCTTTATGCACCACAGAGTGCAATTATTGTTGAAAAAGACAATAGAAGATATACGATGAAAGATATTGGTTCTCTTGAGACTAGAATTGCTAATTTAGAAGAACTCACATCTCTTTCTTTGTTAGAACTTGATGCTAAGAGTATGCAAATTCGTGATAGTAATAATTTAGATAGATTTAAAACTGGAATTTTTGCCGATCCTTTTGATAATTATAATTTTATAAGTCCAGAATCATCAATTGAAGTGAATCCTGATGTTGGTGAAATTAATCCATTTATAGTAAGAAATTCATTAGAATCACAAGTCACTCCTGCGAATAGTGTAACACCCGAAGAATTAGATTTTGGGACAGACTTTGAATTACTTGATTCTAATGTTAGGAAGACAGGAAATGCTGTTACTTTAAATTATGAAGAAGTTTCTTGGATTGAACAACCAAAGGCCACTGAAACTGAAAATGTCAATCCATTTGAACAACCAGCATTGTCTGGTAGTGTTGAATTAACTCCACAAACTGATTATTGGAGTAGAACAATACAGACGGATGGTGGAGTTCAAACCGTTACTGGAACTGATCAGAAAGTAAAACTAAAAAACAAAATAGATCTTGGTGAGCAACTAATCGATTTGGGTGAAATTGTAGTTTCTGAAACATCATCTACATCAACTAATAGAAAACGCGGTGGAGGTAAGAATACCTCAACTTCAGAAACAACCATAACAGATCTTAACACTTACACTGATAGTATTAAACTAAAAGGAAAATCTAAAGATAAAGTAACTTTTAGTAATACAGATACCTGGTTTAGAAACGAGTTAACTAAATCCAGTGACGAAGATTTCATGAGATCTAGAAATACTCAATTCAAAGGTTACGGTTTTGGTGCATTTACACAAGTTTATGCATTCTTAGATTCTCAAAAACCAATTATCGTTCCTAAATTACTTGAAATTGCAACAGAGAAAGATGGAGAAACTAGCGGTTCTGTAGGATCTTTTGAGCAGGGAGAAACAGTTCTTGTATATGATCCTGTAGATACTAGTAAAGTTATAGGATCATTTAGACTTTGTACACCAGATCATAAAGAAGGTCCTATTAATAGTCCAACAGAAACATATTTATCGAATCCATCTAGTCATGGTGAAATTGAACTAGGAAGTAATTACACATCTTCAACCCCAATATTAAACATTGACACAAGATCACTTTCCGAAAGAGCCCAGGGTGGTTTTTATGGATATGCAAAGAAAAATTCCTTAATCAAAGGTTCTAATAGTAAGGCAACAGCTTTTGTAAAGGGAGATATAAGATTAATTACAGATGTGTTTGGAGGTATTACTGGAACCTTCTTTATTGAAGATCCAAATAGTACTCCTGCTCCAGATGTCAAATTTAGCACTGGATCTACAGAATTTGTTATTACTACCAGTGAAACCAATGCTCAAGCCTTACCTGGACAAAAATTCTTTGAAGATGAAAATGGAAATCAAAAACCATTAGTCAGAGCAAAATCAACATACGAAACAGGTGGAACACTTGATCAATGGGAAGAGCAAAAATTTGTACAAGAAAATACCACAACAGTTGTTTCTAAAGTTAAAGTAACTGGTAAAGTTAGTGCAACATTAACTACACAAAATCAACATACACATACCGAAGAGACAGAATATTATGATCCTGTGGCACAAACATTTGTTGTTGGAGGAACTGTTGAAACACCTTCTGCTGTTAATCAAAATGATGACAAAGATGGAGCATTTTTAACTGCAGTTGATGTATTTTTTGCAACTGTGGATGAAGAACATCCAGTAAGATGTCAAATCAGGACTGTAACCGGTGACGACAGACCTTCAAGGTTGGTATTGGCAGAAAAAGAATTGATGCCAAAAATTTCAAAAGATGGTGCAACTATTGATAATATATTAACTTCCAATGATGCTTCTGTCGCAACAAAATTCACCTTTGATGAACCAGTATATCTTGCACCTGGAACTGCATATGCGATTGTATTGGTTGCAGAAAAATCAGTAGATTATACTGTTTGGTTGGCAAATCAAGGTGATAAAATTGTAAATCCAGAAGCTTCTAGTGCAGCACTTACTGAAAACTTTAGTGTATCTGGCAATGAAGTTGTTGAACAGGCACAATATACAACTCAATATGCTCTGGGTGCATTCTTTAGATCACAAAATGGTGGTTTATGGACAGAAAATCAAAGACAGGATCTTACTTTTAGATTGTATAAGGCAAAATTCACTTCTCAAACAGGAAGTGTATTATTCAATAATCCAGTTTTAGATGAAAGCAATGATTATGTTAAAAAACTCAATAATAATCCTGTCAGAACACTACCAAAAACAGGAAAAATTGGTATTGAAACATCCAGTACATTAACTTCAGAACTCGTTGCTGGAAGAAAAATCGCATCTTCAGATACCAATAAAGTAGGAACGGCGGTCATTACTGGAACAGGAGGACCAGTTGGGACTGCTGCTCCTGTAGGAGGACTAGGTGGTTCTAATTATGTTAATGATACTGAAGTTGAAACTTTCAATATTAGTGGAAAGGGAAGTGGATTGAAATTAAATATTACTCAAACTAATGGTGCTGTTATTAGTGCTTCTGTAGTAGCAAATAATGGTGGTGTTGGTTATCAAATAGGTGATGTTGTTGGTATTGTGACAAGCACAGTTGCTGGTGCTACTGGATCAGGAGCTCAGATATCTATTACTGGTGTTGGAGACAGAAATATGATTTTTGTTGAAAATATCCAAGGAGATACCGCATTCTCTCAAAGCACAGGTAACAATCTCTTCTATTATAATGATAGTGGAACTGTTACAGATTCATCTTTAAATGTATTTTCTGTATCTTTTGATGGTGGAGTAAATGATGGAAGTCATTTAAAAGTCAATCATTATAATCATGGCATGTATTCCTCAACTAATAAAGTTGAATTGAGTGGTGTCGAGGCAAACACTACTCCAACTACAATTACTGTTGACATTAATGATACTACAACTGGTTCAGTCAGTATTGCTTCTACAACTGGATTTGATAAATTTGAAGGAATATTAGTTGATGGAGACAATCCAGGATATGCAATTATTAATAGTGAAATTGTCAAATATACTTCTGTTGGATCAGGAAATATAACGATAGATACCAGTGGAAGAGGATTGGAAAATACAGTTGCTTCTAGTCATAATTCTGGAGATACTATTAAAAAATATGAATTAAACGGCATCTCTCTGAGAAGAATAAACAATGTAACTCATACAATTTCTTCTTTTGAAGCAGATAGTTATCATATTCAAATTGATAGATCCTCCACTTATGGTAAAAACAGAAGTGCAGATGTGACTAGCGCACCTACTTCACCTCAGGTATCATTTACTTCTGATGAATTTGCAGGAGGGAATGATGTGTTATCTTCAGAAAACATTTTGTATAATGCGGTTGTACCAACTTATGATTTAATTACTCCTGTTGGAGGAAATGATGCTATATTTACAGATGTATCTGCATCCATAAGAACAACAACTGCATCAAGCGTTGATGGAAATGAACCTTCATTTGTTGATAGTGGATATCAAGATGTTTCCTTAAACAGATATAATGCACTGAGAAGTGTTAGAATGGTTGCTTCAAAGGTAAATGAAGATGAATACATGACAGACTTGCCTAGAAATAAGTCTTTCACAACTAATCTAGTTTTATCATCTAATAGTGAAAATTTATCTCCAATGATTTATTTGAATGGTGGTTCTTCAACGGAATTCATTAGTAATAGATTAAATCAACCAATTGGTTTAGAAGATTATAGTTCAAATAAGTTAATTAGAACTATTGATGAAGATCCACATTCTTCAGTCTATATTTCTCAAGATATATTACTAACACAACCATCAACATCTTTAAAAGTGATAATAGCAGCATACCGTCATGAATCTTCAGACTTTAGAGTTGCTTATAAATTAATGAGAGAAGATTCAACTTCTGTAGAACAAATCTTTGAATTATTCCCAGGATATAATAATTTGAATAGTTCTGGAGTTGTCATTGACTCTACAAAAAATGATGGAAGACCAGATTCTTACGTTGCACCAAATGCTAACGGAGAATACAGTGAATATACATTCAGTGCAGAAAATCTAGATGAATTTGTCGGATATTCTATAAAAATAATGATGTCCGGATCAAATCAAGCATATTATCCTAAGATTACAGATTTGAGAGCAATTGCATTAGCATAAAATGATTAGAGTAGAGGGTCACACAAATTTATATCGTGATGAAAAGACAGGTGCCATAGTTAATATGGACACTGTTGGATATCAAAATTATTTAAGATCTTCCAAAATTGCCAAAGAAAAGAAAAAAGAACTTGATGAAATGAAAAAAGATATTGATGAAATCAAATCTTTACTCCGTGAGATCTTGAACAAATAGGTGCTGTTGAAATTAATATAAATAGCTTAAGATATATTAGTATCATAAAATAATGGCTGTTTATGTATCCAACATTGTGATTGAACAAGGATTTGATTTCGATACATCCTTTCAGTTGGAGGACACACGGACCAATTCACCTTTAGTTTTGACTGATGCGACTACAGAAGCACAGTTGAGAAAATATTATGGTTCATCTACAGCAGTATCTCTCGGATCTACAATAACTAGTCCTGATCTGGGTATTATTTCTATATCTTTGACTAGTGCTCAATCAGTCAATTTGAAACCTGGAAGATATGTGTTTGATGTAAAGATTACAAATGCTGGTAGAGAATACAAAGCTGTAGAGGGCGCAGCACTAGTACGAGGGGGAGTAACCAGGTAATGCCTAATATTAACGATAGGATTGGTTCTCAGAATGTAATCCGCGTTTTATCCAACGCATCGGCACCACCTACACGATTAGTAAA